CGACCTTAGTTACAATATTGTTGTCGTCTAGTTGAGCAAAGTATTGTGCTGGCATGATTAGACCTTGAACCTGATATAGACAATTCCTGAACCACCAGCACCACCAGCGTTATTGCTTGCGCTACCACCGCCACCACTTGCCGTATTTGCTGCTGCCGCTGTGCCAGTTGTTGTACCACCTGCACCACCAACAGACGAACCGCCTGCACCACCAGCACCGCTACCGCCACCACCACCACCGCCGCCTTTAAATAATGCGCTACCGCCAATAAATGCCGATACATCGTAACCTGCGCCACCTGCGCCACCAGTTGTGCTAACTCCGTCAGCACCAACGGCTGTTACACCGCCACCGCCACCAGCACCATAGTTGTGTGTGTTCACACCAGTACCACCAGCAAAACCAGAAACGCCTGCGTTGGAAGAAATTGCCCCAGGTCGGAAAATGGCTTCAATCATACCTGCGCCGCCGCCACCACAACCGCCTGTTTGCGCCGTGATTGCGTTGTAACTTGAACCTGCACCGCCACCAGCAACACCAAAACCTCTAGATGCTGAGTTAAGACTTGACCCTAAACCACTTGTATTTTGTGCGCCACCAGCACCGATATCAATAGAACAATTTGCATCTAGGTAAAGTGTTGATTGAATTATCCCGCCTGCACCACCGCCACCAGTAGCAAAACTACCACCTGGATTGCCGCCACCACCGCCACCGCCAGCAAACATCAAAACATCAAACAAACCAGCAGAAGTAACAGTCAAAGTGCCATCGCTTGTAAAAGTTAGAAGCGTATAGTTTTGTGATGAAACAGTTATAGAACTAGACGAACCACCTGTTGCAACACCATAACCTGTAGTAGCAGGAATAGTGCTTGTGCTTCCAGCACTCACATATCCGAGTTCACGCCTGTTCGGCATAGTTAAACCGTAATCTGATTAACGAAACCGTGAATACAAATCACATTCGCAGTCGCAGCAAAAGCCTTAACCACAAGCGCAGTCGCATTACCTTTAATCAACAAACCAGGAATCACAGTCACCAAACCAGCCTCAGGCTGAACAGTCAATTCAATGTTGCCATCAGGTGCAGTAGCCTCGCCCCACTCAATCGTCAACTTAACCGATGACGCAGAACTGTTTACCGCATAAATCCAAACCTCATCAAGAGTAGTAGTCGTAGTCGAACCAGTATGAATCGTTGTGCCAGCAGTAGCAGTAGCAGCAACCTTAATCGCTTTACCATCCGTGCTTGCTGAAAGAATCTTTTTAGTGAATGTTGCCATGTGTCTCCTATATTAAGCGAATACCTGTGAACCTAAAACTAACTGGTCGCTGTCACCAGTAACACCACTAGCAGGCAAAACAGCCCAAGCAGCATCCGTACCGTTAGAAGTTAGCACATAACCAGCCGTACCGATAGCAATACGGGCAGGATTAACGGAAGAATTAATTGTCAACAAGTCGCCGCGAGTAGTCATCGTTGACGTAAACTCGTTCGCCTCGTTAGCATCAGTAGCGGTAAAGACTGGATAACAAGTAGCGCCAGCAGAATGCGAAGCGGCAGTAGTGCCATCAACGCCACGAGTTATCGACGACAACGATGAACCTGTGCGGGAACCAACCAAAACTTTTTCTTCAGTAACCAAACCTGGGTCAATCACCATGAAGAACGGACCGTTAGCGGTGTCATTCCATGCTGTGACAGTACCCGTCAAAAGTGCGGTGGTGTCGCCAGCGGTAATAGAGTTCGTGAGGGTACAAGCGGGAGCCGCACCTGCGTAAGACCGTCTAGTGACTGCTGACATCTATACTCCTAATCTTGAACCGAACGCATTGTAACAGTACAGGTTCCTTCTAAATCCCAGTTTTGCTGGAATCCGTCTACAACCTGAAATTCTAAATCTTCTACTACAACAGAATATGTTTCCAAATTCTCTTGGTAGTTTACCACTATAGGGTTCGTTACCAAATCCCGTAGCGCTTGTAGTTCTGATTCTACATCAAAATAATACTCGGTGTCATATACCCGTAATTTGTGGTGCATGAGGATAGGCACTCGGAATACTTGGCTTCGGGCTGGGGAAGCGTACGCTCTAGCCATCCATCGGGTGAGGGTTGGGGCTGTGGTTGCTGACCCTCGGTTTAGTTCTAGTTTGAATTTGGCTTCAATGAATTTGGCTTGCGGACCTGTCGCTACCGCTTCTGTGGTGAGTTCTAATTCGTGGGGTGTCATCGAGTTGTATGCGCCGTCGTCCGATGAGATGTATGGGATGATTTTGCCGTACAGGGGGGTGGTTCGGATATCGAATTTGGCTACGAACTTGCGGTCTGGGATACCCCAACGGTAGATGCCTGTAACGATTTCTCCTTCGGTCACATAGTTTGCTGTGTCTTCCACATAGACACCTGCGCCTGATACTGCGAACACCCGTTTGTTATCGTAAGTGGCACACGACAGTACGTTGGCTGTTGATGTGTGCATCAAATCTGTTGCGTGCGCTGGGGTGTTTGTTGCGATGAATGTTGATAGGTCTAATCTGCCTAAGCCTGTGGATGTGCTGTCGTATTGTGACCATGTGAACCACACGTATTTGTCTTCGGCTGTGAACGATACGACGTCGCCTGTTGTTGGGATTAGGGCGCCAGCGGTGAGGTTCCCTGCGCTGTCCGCTGTCGAGTATCGGACACCTTTGTTTGTTCCGATAATGATTGCACCCAAATATCCGTATATACATTTAGGTATTTCACCTGTTGGTAGTTCTAGTGCAACTACTGGTTGGTCGAGTACGCCTGCTGAGGTGATAGTAATTTTGTAGATTGCTCCACGGTCGCCTGAGTATCCTGCAACATAGATGGCGTTTTGACCTGAAGCAAAACTTACCCAATTCCATGTTGATATCGGATGAACGTAATCGTCGCCGCCGACGTTACCTGATGGGTCATAGTAGAGGTCTGTTGCGCCTGCACCTGAATCACCTGATATAAGCAAATGTCCTTTAACGAAATCAACATAATAGAATTGGTGACCGTAAGCAACGTTTGATGCGGTGTGGCTTGCGTTTACTTTCCAAAGCCCGAAACTGCTTGTTGTGCCAGCGTATGTCAGATAGACGTTTGTGCCGTCTGATGCGATGTCTCTGGCGGTGAGCGCAGGCAAACCTGTTACCGATGTCCATGTTGGTGACGCGGCGAAAGGGTTGGATGAGTAGCGGACAGTTTGCCCATCTAACATATATAGTTCGTTGTTTGCTACAACCACTTGCAGGTTTGTGTTCGCTGACGAATAGGATTGCTTTGTTGCGTTCAGCAAAGTTAACTGTCCTTTGGACCAAGGGTTCACACCTTTGCTTGAGAAGTAACGGTAGTCTTGTGCTTCAGCGGTGTCAGCATACTTTTGACCTGCGCCGTAATGCCATGACGCTTCACCGCGACGCCACAAACCTTGCGGGTTAATGGCTGCTTCACCTGGGCTTGTTGATTGGTCAACAGAATCACGGACACGTGGCTCGAAACCTCTAGTGAACGTTCCTGCTTTTTGGTCAATCAGATATGGTCTGCCGTTGATGGCAAGCGGAAAAATATCTGGTACTAGTTGAGTGGTTGTTCCGCCCGCAAAAAATCTTGGTGCTGGGAAGAACGCATCGGTGAAACGTAGAAGCGTTGTCACCGTTTAATCCTTAGATAGGAATGTTGGGTATGCTCTTGCTAGACGTGCTGCTTCTGCTTGGATACGGTCTCGTCGTAAACGTATAAGACCTGCGGTGCTGTTCGCTACTGAACCCATCGCTACTTCGTCTGCTCGGCGTGTGTCGCCTTGTGATTCTGTGAAGTTTCGTTTAATTTCTCGTGGTGACATCAACCGTATTTGTGCGCCCAACGCAACGATGTCTGTGACTGTTTCTTGTACACCGCATGTGGTGTTGATGTCGGTTGCTTCTGTTGTGGCTGAACTGTATGCGGCTTTGTAGACGATACGTAGACGCCCTGGGAATACTGCTTGGTCGAAACGGATAGCGAAACCTGAAGCGAAGTCGTCTGTTGGTACGTCACGTACTAAACGGATTTTGCGGGCTACAGGATAGTCATCTGTTTGGTATCTTACTGAGACTGTTAACAGGTCGATGATGCTTGTAACCGATGTGAGGTTTATCATCGCGTCTGAACCGTTGTAATCTTGGTTCAATGTTTTGACTTGGAACAGTCCGTGCATCGGAGATGACAGGTCTGCTAGTTCGTCGTTGATTGATTCTAATACTTGTGCTCGTGGGAATCTTGGGTTGACTGTGATGATTGCGCCTGCTGTGTGTGCGGCTGCTGTTGTCCCGTTGAATCCTCGTTGAACTGTCAACGTTTTTGTTGGTACGTCTGTCGCCCAGATGTACATTAGTTCTGAATCAATTTCTAATACTTGACCTGTTCGCAGTCCTTCAAGTGGATAGGTGACAACAACACTCGTACCGTTTGATGTGAGTGTTGTTGTCAGTAGGTTGCGGGCTTCTACCGTTCCAGATAAAAGTTGTCGCAACGTCCTATCGATGACGACTGCTGCGGTTGTCATTTACTTCTTTTTCTTAGCCTTCATTTTCATCGGTTTGCCAGTCTTCTTGGCTGCTTTTTTAGCGGCTTTCATTCCTGCAGCGCCGTATGAGAATTCTTTTTTTCCTACCATTGGCATATTATTTGCCTTTCTTGTTGCGTGTGGATATTGCTTTAGCCTTAGAACGTGCATCGGCTTTCGACGAAGCACCCCAAGCCTGTAAAGATAATAGCAGTCTTGTTGGTTTACCTTTGCTATCTCTTTCAGGTCCTGGCATGTTGCCCATGCGTGCGAGGAAAGATGCACGTCGAGGGTTGTCGCCTGCTTTGACTGGCGGTTTCAATGTGCCACCTTTGTATGAGGCACGTCCTTTTGCGTTCAGTCCGCCTGCAGGGTTCTTGCCTTCTTTGCGTTGCCACGCTGGTGTTTTAGCCACGGCTTGCTTTCATGTTGTCAATCAGGTTCGGGTATGGTCGCCCCGCTTTTTTCGCTGATGCTTTCGCCGCCGCTTTTTTTGCTGGTGACAGTTTCTTAGATTTCTTCTTAGGGTTCTTTGTTTCCCACACAGGCTTTTTCATAATGTCTCCAATAGATATCCCGATTGTTTTAATACTTCACGAACATTCAACACTACAGTATAGGTTACGTTCGGTTTCAAATCTATGATATGGGTTCCGATTGTGGCTTTGATGGCACGTTTAACCCGTATTTGACAGGTGGGTTCTAACGCCATCCAGTTCGATGGGACAGTTTTGTCGGATGGTTTAACTATTTGTAACAGTTGTTTTGCTGATGTATCCCAGTTGAATGCTTCTGTTTGGGGTGCTGTTTGTTCGGCTTGTTTACGGTATTTGTCACGGTTGTTGTAGATGTCTTTGATGGCTTCGGCTGTTGCTTCTGGGTTTGGTTCATCCCAGTCGCCCATGTTTTGCCATACACCTTTGGCTGTTGGGACAGGTGTGGTTGGGATTCTGTGGGTGGCTAAATCTGAGAATTCTTTGTGACCGTGGGCGTCGGACAGGATGGTGGGTATCCCTGCGGAGATTGCTTGTAGGGGCATCAGTCCGAATCCTTCGCCTCTGGATATGGATATGAATGCGTCGGCGGATGATACCAGGTTTCGTTCTTCTTCAACGGTCATCCATTCGCGGTGAACTATGACGTTTGGGTATTCTAAATCTTTTGGTGCGAACAAATGTGGTGGAACTATTTTGATGTGTAGTTCCGCGTCGGGTAGTTGAAGTTTGTTGAATACTTCTAGTACGACATCTAAACCTTTGCGATACCATTCGGAGCCGCCGCATAATAGTTTAAACTTTTTGTTTGGTTTATGTGGTTGGGGATGCCAGATGGTGCGGTCTACTGCGAGTGGGATGACTCGAACGTTGTCATGGTATTCGGAGAACAGTTCCCAGTTATGTAAACTTGGGACTGTGATGGTTTCAAAATTGTTTAGATAATCGTAGAACTCTGGTGGTAGCCAATTTGTTTCCCACATTGTCAAAAGGTGTGGTACTTGTTGTTTGTGCCAGCCTTTAATAAGGTTTGGTCTTAAAGCAAATATTGTGTGTTCGGCTTGTTTATCAAATGTTACGTATTGTGTTAAGGCTTCACGTAACCCTGACACCATTTTTCCGTAACCGACTTTGATTATGTCGACGCCGACAAGGTTCAGGTATTTGGTAGAATGCCTGTCTCCACTTGCCATGGTTCTTGTGCTCGCCTTTCTACTTCCGCTGCACCATCCACACGTTTAGGTTGCAGACCGTTAGCACGTAACCGTTTGTATGCGGGCATATCTTTTTTCCAACCTTGTTCAGTTGTGTTATGTTCCGCGACTTTAGAGCCACGTGAGGTGGTGCTGTTTGTTGCCATTCTGATTCCCGCTACCCTGCATCCGAAGCACCCTTCGACATCCAAGTTGGGATGTGTTTCCCTATGTTTCACGTGATGTAACTCCCGTATCCTGCGGCTGTTAACGCTGTTACTTCTTCTGCTGTGACTTCTGTTTGATGTCCACCATAATATATTTTAGAAATCCTTGTCGCATCTGATGGCTGGTTTTCGGTGATGGTTGTATCTGTTAACAGGAACACGTTGCGTCCACGTGGGCTTAACGCCACATGTTTACCCCATTGGTTCGCTAACCGTTCTGTGGCTGCCAAGTATTGTCCGTTCATGAATTCGCCTGCTATCACAGGTGATACAAAGTTGTCTGTTGGTGGGCTGAATGTTGCCATTATGTGATGTTTGCTCCGAATCCTGCTGCTGTTAGTTCTGCTACTTCTGTGTCGTCTAAGAAGATGTCGTGTCCACCGTAATACACTTTTGATATTAGTTCTGGTCTGCGTGGGTCTGTTATCTGGTATGTGTTGTTTGTGAGTTTATACAGGTTGTATGCACGTATCCCTTGTGGGGTGTGGGCGAATAGCCTATCTGAATCGGTTTCTGGGTAGCGTGCAGCGAACGAGTAGTCGCTTGTGATGCCGACACGGAAGATGTGGGATTTAACCCAGTCGGCTGTTTGTGCGCTTGTGCCTGCACCTGTGGCTGTGCGTCGTTCAATGCGTGCCCCAACACCAGTTTGTGTTCCTGTACCTGCGCCTGTTGCTGTGCGAATAGATACCAGCAGCCAGTTACCTGTTTCTGTTCCCGCACCTGAACCTGTTGCGGTACGGATGTTGATAACCAAATCGATTGCAGTACCTGAGCCAACAGCGGGACCCGTACCGAGACGTGCTTTAATTGGATTTGTTGACGCCGTACCAGTCCCATCACCAGAACCAGTAGCGGTGCGCGGCGCAATATGCAACCCCGTTGAATCCATTGTGCCAACACCAGAACCCGTAGCAGTTCTAACCCCGACCGCAATTCCTACCGCAGTAGCACTACCAGTACCACCACCTGTCGCAGTTCTGAACCTAACAATGTTTATCGAAGAAGAAGCAGTACCTAAACCTGATGCTGTAGCAGTAACAGTAAGAACCGCACGAACACCAAGATAGAAACGTCCGCCCGTAAGATACGGAAAACTAAAATCGGTTAACTGACCGAGACGTATTTGTGCTGCACCGTGCGCCACTTCAGATGTACCACCACCTGACCCGACAGCGGTGCGTTGTACTGTACGAAAATATGTTTGCCGATAAAACGGGCTTGTGTCTACAAACGGTTCTTTAAAACCTGTTACTGCTGAAGCCATAAGGGGTTATCCCCTATGTTTAATCTAGGGACAGGGTTAGTGTAGTG